GATGAGCGTGGAGCTCCGTACCAACATGAGCCGCACTGACGGTCAGGGCGGCGAGTTCGTTCCCCCGCTGTGGCTCCTCAACTCGTACATCAAGCTCGCTCGCGCCGGTCGTGTGACCGCCGATCTGGCCTCCAAGTACGAGCTGCCGGCTGGCACCGACTCGATCAACCTCCCGAAAATCTCGGGTGGCGCATCGGTCGCCGCTCAGGTCGACAACGCTGCTGCGTCGAACACCGACATGACCACCTCCACGGTCACCGCCCCGGTGAACACCTACGACGGCCAGCAGGTCTTCGCGCTTCAGCTCCTTGAGCAGAGCCCGATCAACTTCGACCAGGTCGTGTTTGCCGATCTCATCGCGGCTCACGCCACGGCGATCGGTTCGGCTGTCATCGCCGGCGCCGGTTCCAGCGGTGCTCATGAGGGCATCCTGACCAACACCAGCGTCACGTCGGTTACCTACACGGCGACCACCCCTACGGCTGCCGGCGTTTACGCCGCCATCGCTCAGGGCATCTCGAACGTCGCCAAGAACCGGTACCTCCCGGCTGACGCCGTCGTGATGAACCCGTCGCTGTGGTACTGGCTGGTCAGCCAGGTTGACACCAACGGCCGTCCGTTCGTGGTGCCCACCGGTGGCGCTCCGTTCAACGCCGCTGGCGTCATGTCCGACACGCAGGCCGAGTCCCTCGTCGGAACCATCGCCGGCGTTCCGGTGTACCTCGACCCGAACATCGGCTCGACCTACAGCACAAACCAGACTCGCGTGATCGTCGGTCGCTTCTCGGACCTCGCCCTGTTCGAGGGCCCGGCCCGCAGCCGTGTCCTGTTCGAGACCGATGCGAACACGCTTCAGGTTCGTCTTCAGGTTTACAACTACTCGGCATTCACCTCTCGGCGCTACAGCACCGCTTTCTCGGTCTGCTCCGGCACCGGGTTCGTGGCCCCCACCGGTTACTGATCTGCCGATCAGTAGTTCGTAGTTCGTGGTGGTCGGTGGCGCTGAGGGTCGCCGCCGACCACCACACCCTCATCCCTCAACCCTCGAGGAGCTCTCATGGCCATCAAGGGCCGTGTCACCATCGCCTGGCTCGATCCCGGCATGGTGACCTCAGACTTCGCTGTGTCGATCGCCGACCTGTGTCGGCTGCGGACCAACAAGATCTCCGGTCGGATCGTGGTGCGATCCGGTGGGGCGATCTGCCGTGGTCGCAATCAAGCGGTCGATCAGTTCCTGGCAACCAAGGATGACTGGCTGCTGTTCGTCGACTCCGACATGGTGTTCGACAACGCAGCGTTCGATGTCGTCTGCGACGCCGCCCACGCCGAGCGTGCCCCCATCGTCGGCGGGCTCTGCTTCGGCCAGGACGGCACCGTCGGCCCGTTCGCCGGACTGCTTCCCACTGTGTTCGACGCTGACGGCGCCGGCGGCTACCGGCCACGGTTCGATTACCCCGTCGGGCAGCTCGTGGAATGCGACGCCACTGGGTGTGCGTTCCTGCTGATCCACCGTCGGGTGCTCGAGCAGATCCGCACCGATGTCGGCCTCGGTCGCTGGTCGTGGTTCGCCGAGCATCCCGCCGAAGGCGTCGACGGTTGGGTCGGTGAGGATCTCACCTTCTGCGAACGGGCCAAGGCGTCCGGTTTTCCGGTACATGTTCACACCGGCGCCCGGATCGGGCATGTCAAGGGCGTCAACTACACGCTCACCGAGGACATGTACCGGATCCTGCGAGGTTCGATGCGATGAGCCTGACCCCTGACGGTGTCCGGTACTTCGCAGCCGCCTCGCAGCGGGTCGCACGTCCGTTTCATCTGCGGTGGCTGCTGCCCCGCCTGCTGGGCGCTGATAGCGCCCGCTGGCAGGTCGTGACCCGCACCAGCGTCCTCGCCATCGGCGTGCTCACCGCTGTCTACGCCCACAGCGTGTGGATGGGCTGTGTGGTCGCTCTGCCCGGCATCTGGTTCAACTGGCGCCACCCAGTGCTGGTGGACGCTCCGGCCATGGCGCTCGCTCTCGCAGCTGCGCTGCTGTGGCCGATCTCGCCGGCCGCTGCGATCGCCCTGGTGCTCATCGCCGGTTGTGTTCGTGAGACCGCCCCGGTGTGGTCTGCGGTCTATGCCTGGCAGCCTTGGCTGCTCGTCGGCCTCGTCCCCGTGGCGGTCCGCTGGCTGATGCGTCAAGGGTCCGACGTGCTCGACGCCGAGAACGCCTGGATCCTCGTCCACCCGATCAAAGCGTCGGCCAAGTACCACCGTGGCCTGTGGACCGACGCCGGCACCATGGTCGCCCCTTGGGGCGGACTGGTCGCCGCTGTTGCGTTCCTCGACGCACGCCTCGAGGTCGCCCTCGGCCTCGCCTATGCCCAGCTGCTGGCCGCCACCGACTCGGTGCGGCTGTATCAGTGGGCTGCACCTGTTCTCGCAGCGTCATGCGTGGCCGGCCTGCCCTCCTGGGCGCTGCCGTTCGTGGCGCTGTTCGTCGTGTTCAACCCGTGGAAAGGCCAAGGGCTATGACCATCGCAGTCACCAACGGTTACGCCACCATCGCCGATCTCGCCGGGTACATGACCGTCAACGCCGTGTCCTACGGCGACGACCTGGCACATGCGCTCACTGCCGCCTCCCGGCAGATCGACGCCCACTGCGCCCGCCGGTTCTGGGCTGACAGCACCGCGACGGCTCGGGTCTACTACTCGAAGGATTCTCGGGTGGCGCTCATCGACGATGCCTGGTCGATCAGCACTGTCAAGTGCTCGAGCGCGGATGACGGCACCTACGACGTGACCTACAGCGTCGGCACCGACTATCAGGCCGAGCCGCTCAACGGTGTCGCCGATGGCATCGATGGTCTGCCGACCTGGCGTCTGCGGTTCAACAAGCCGATCCTGCCGACCGGCACCGAGACCCCCACCATCCAGATCACCGCCAAGTGGGGCTGGGCTGCGGTCCCCGACGCGATCCGTCAGGCCTGCCTCATCATGGCCGGCGAGATTTTCAAGCTCCGTGAGGCCCCCTTCGGTGTGGCTGGATTCAACGAGATGGGCGCCGTTCGTATCGGGCGCATGTCACCGCAGGCGACGGCGCTGCTGCGCCCGTACCGCACTGGTGACGCCATCCTTGGTGCGGCCTGATGGCGACCATCTCCGAGCTGCGCGCCGGCCTCGTCGATCGACTCTCCACCATCCAGGGGCTGCAGGTCTACGGGGCCGAGCCCGGCTCGATCACACCGCCAGCTGCGGTGGTTGTCACCCCGTCGATCACCTATCACGCAAGTTTCGCCGCCGACGGTGCGTTGAAGCAGTACAGCTTCCGCATCATGGTTCTGGTGGCCCAAGGGCTGCTCGATGAGGCGGCCCACAGTCTCGATGAGTTCGCAGACCCCACCGGGGTGCGCTCCATCCGAGCAGCAGTCGAAGCCGACACCACCCTCAACGGCTACGCCGAGTCACTGATCGTCACTGACTTCCGCCCATTGAATGCCGAAGAGGTCGCGTCCCTGCAGTACTGGGGCGGCTCCTTCGATGTCACCGTCTACGCCCGCTAGGAGCACCGCATGCCGGTTCTGAAGGATTGCAACATCTGGTTCGGTGGCTACGACCTCACCTCGGTCGCCAACGAGCTCACCATCGAGACCATGTACGCCGATGTGGATGTCACCACCTTCGGTTCCGCCGGCGCCCATCAGCGCATCGGCGGACTCCAGGACTCCAACATCTCGCTGATGACGTTCCTGGACACCTCGATCTCGGAACCGGCGTTCTTCGCTGACCGTGGCGGTGCCGTCGAGCTGGTCTGCGCCGTGGGGTTCCCCACCGGTGGCACCGTCACCGCCGGGGATCGCTGCTACGCCTCTCGAGCCATCCTCAAGTCGATCTCGGATCCGATGAAGGTCGGCGACGCCGCCAAGATCAACGCCACCCTCTCGGGCGCTCAGGCCGAAGGTGTGCTGCAGGGATCGGTTCTGGCCCCCAAGGCGTCGATCTCAGCGTCCACGAACGGTTCGGTAGTCAACCTCGGCGCCCAAACGGCCCCGGCGATCGCCTATCTGGGTGTGCATGTGTTCTCCGTGTCCGGTGATCGCACCGTGACCTTCAAGCTTCAGTCGGCCGCCGCCAGCGGCTTCTCGTCGCCGACTGACAGGGTCACCCTCAACTCCATGTCGGCGACCGGCTCGAGCTTCGGCTCCAGTTCGACGGCGACCACCAACGCCTACTGGAGGGTCGTGGCGACTCTCGGAGGCACCACCGGCTCGGTCAGCTTCGCAGCGTTCGCAGCCATCCAGTAACCGCCACATCCAATCCACCTGAGGTCGCCTTCGGGTGGCTTCAACGCGCACCAAGGAGGCCCCTGTGGCCGCATTCGTCATCACCAACCCGGTCATCACCGTCAACTCGGTGGACCTCAGCGATCACGTCACCTCGGTGACGCTCGATGACAGCACCGCTGACATCGACACCACCAACTTCGGCTCCTCGGGCGCACACACCCGCATCGGTGGCCTCAAGGACGGTGGCATCACCATCGAGTTCCAGCAGGACTACGCCGCCGGCAAGGTCGACGCCACCCTGTGGGCTGCCCGTGGCACCGTCATCACCGTGACCGTCAAGGCCACCTCGTCGGCCACCTCGGCCACGAATCCGCTGTATTCCGGGTCGTATTTGGTCACCGCGACCGGTGCGGGCGTCAAGGGCAAGGTCGGCGACCTCGCCACCACCTCGGTCACCTGGCCCCGCTCGGGCGACCTCACCCGCACCACCTCCTGATCGTGCCCGGCCTCTTCAAGCCCGGCGAGATCCGCCATCTCGTCGACGGCTGCAAGAAGGCCTACACCACCATGCCCGACGCGACCCGTGCAGCCGCCGGGTCCGTCGGCATGGAGGTCAAAGTGGCATGGCTCGGCATCGCCGGTCAGCACGGCGCCAAGCCCGGAGCGAAGATCGGTCGTCGCAAGTGGAACGTCGGCTACGACGTGAAGGGCGGCACCGGTGCCACCGTGCTGGTCTCCTATCGCGGCCCGATCCATCTTCTCTACATGCCGACCAAGCGGCACATCATCGGCGCCAAGCTGCTCGGCACCCGCAACTCGATCCGCTCCAAGCAGACTCGCATCGGCGTCAATGCCGCCTTCGGCGGATCGAACCGTGGCGTGTTCGGCAAGAAGCAGATCAAGGTCAACTACAACCAGTACGGCTCGGTGCGTCAGCAGGCCATGAAGGGCACGCTGCGGACTCGTAGCGGTGCTCATGCGTTGACCATCGGCGGCAACCTGCGCGCCTATGCGTTCCACCCCGGCACAAAGGGTGAGCAGTACGCCTGGCCCGAGTCGAAGGCTGCTGCTCTTCGCATCGCTCCGGCCGGTTACGGCCATGCCGTCAGAAAAGAACTCGCCAAGTCGTTCGGTCAACAGGCCGGCGGCGCATTGAGAGGAATACTGTGACTTCACCCTCAGGTCAGAACATCGCCAATCGGATCGCCGCAGGTGACTACGACACGCACCTCGGCGCGATCTTTGAGGCACTTCAGGTGCGCTTCAACGAGGGCGCCGTGTCCATGCGCTGGGTCATCAACTTCGATGACCTGTACATCACCGAAGATGACCTCACCCTCGACGAGGCGTTCAAGATTGAGAAGGTCGCGTCCTGCAACTGGGGCGAGATCGAGCCTGTTCGCTCGGCAGCCCACTGCCGGGCGATTCTTGCTGTCTGCATGAGCGAACGCCTCAACCTCTCAACCGAAGAAGTCGAATCCCGGCTCAAGACCCTCAAAGTCGTTGACCTGCTCAAGGCCATCAAGAGGGAACCGGTGTCGCCGGCCCCTTTGGACTCGGCAGCCTGACCGATTACCTACGCGTGTTCGCCCGAGACATGCGCTGGCCCCCATCTGTGACACGCCAACAGCGCCTCGGCGATCTGTCTGTGCTGCTCGTCCCCCAGGAGTGAACCATGGCTCTCGTCGAGCGACTTGCGATCCTCATCACCGGCGACGCCTCCGGGGCGATCAACGAGATGAAGAAGGTCGCCGGCGAAGCCGAGAAGAACGCTGCGAAGGCAGACGGATCTGCATCGAAGTTCTCGGGAACGGCCACGAAGATCAGCGCTGGCATGATCGCGGCAGGCGCCGGCGTTTTGTCTTTTGCGGCCTCTGCGGTCAGCACCACCACTGATCTCGGGCGCGAGGTCATCAAGCTGCAGCGCTACACGGGAATGACCGCAGAGTCGGCCTCGAAGTTAGCCTATTCAGCGAAGATCTCCGGGGTCGACGTCGATGCCCTGGCGCTCGGTCTCGGCAAGATGTCCAAGCAGCTCGACATTGACTCGCCTGCGTTTGAGCGTCTCAACGTCGGAACTCGAGACAGCCACAACCAGATGCGCTCGATGTCTGCGGTTCTGCCTGAGGTCGCAGATCGGTTCTCAAAGATGCAGGACGGCCCCGAGAAGACAGCGATCGCCCTGCAGCTGTTCGGCAAGTCCGGCATGAACCTCATGCCATTCCTCAACAAGGGCTCCGAGGGCATGAAAGCTCTGAGCGATCAGGCCGAGAAGATGGGCTTGGTGCTGTCACAGGACAACGTCGATCAGATCAAGGCCCACATCCGTTCGCAGCGCGAACTCGGCGCCGCCTTGGACGGAGTCCGCAACAAGATCGGCCTGAGCATGATGCCGGTCATGGATGCCTTCACCAATGTGGTCAAGGGCATCCCCGGTCCCATCGTTGAGATCATCGGACCGTTGACCGTGTTCGGCGGCAGCGCACTGGTGGCCGCCGGCCTCATCGGCATGCTGATCACAAACATCTCCGCTATCGGCCCCGCCATCGCAGCGGTCGGTACGTTCCTCGAGGCCAACCCGATCGCTCTGGCGTTCACCGCCGTCGCCGCTGCGGCCACGTTGGCGTTCGTCGCCATCAAGGCGTTCGGCGACCAGTCGAAGGTTGACCAAGCAGCCGTCGATGGCTTCAAAGACGCAGTCAAAGCGTCCGGCGTCGAAGCCGACAAACTCACTGACAAGCAGATCGCAGCCACCATTCATCAGAAGGGCCTTGACGAGGTCTTTTCTCGAGCACATGTCACTCAAGGCGCATTCACCGCAGCCGTTCGCGAGAACGGACAGGCCCTTGGTGACTACATCCGAATGAGCAACAACCTCAACGTGAACAACCACCTTGAGAAGGCCAAGGAGATGTACGACAAGCTGGGTCCGGCCGCAAAGAAGGCGCTGGACGATATCGGCAACGCGTTCCTGCGGGGCGACATCTCTCTCGAGGAATCGAAGAAGCTGACCTCGCAACTCGGATCACTGGGAGACGCTTTTGGTGCAGCAGCAACCGAAGGCGACACGCTCGCGACCACTGAGGATTCGGTCGCTTCTTCGGCAGCCCTTGCGGCCGAGGAGAACGCCCGGCTCGTGACTTCGATTCAAGGCGTGCAGGACGCCATGCGTGCAGCCACCGACCCGGTGTTCGCCGCACTTAGCGCCCAAACAGCCTTGAAGACCGCTCAGGACGAGTACAACAACGTGCTCAAAGAGCACACGGCGAACTCACCCGAAGCCAAAGAGGCCTACATCAAGCAGGTGCAGGCCGCTCTGAGCCTGAACGATGCGCTTGGAAAGTTGGCGCAGTCCGAGATCACCGGCTCGACGACTCAAGAGAAGTTCCAGCAGACAATGGATCTACTGAAGCGATTCGGCATCGACCCGAGCTCCGAAGCGGCACAGCAGCTCGCCACGGATGTCGGCCTTGTCGGTTACACCGCTCTGGTGGCCGCCGACACCATGCAGAAATCACCGCTCAAGGTTCTCACCGACGACGAGCAGCTGAAGGAAACCATCCGGCTCTACCACGAGCTCGAAACATCAATGATCGCAACTGGTCAGGGCGGCGAAGGCTCCTCGCCATTCCTGCGATCACATCACAGAGATGCCAGCGGCAACTGGGTTCCAAATGCCTCGGGCGGTTTCCTGCCGGCCGGTCGGATGTCGCTGGTCGGAGAGCACGGTCCCGAACTGTTCGTCCCCTCAAGCTCGGGGACGGTGGTCAACGCCCTGTCGACCGAGCACGCGATGAAGACCGGCGGTGGAGGCGTGGTCATCCAGAACCTCCATGTGGCACTTCCGAACGTCACCAACGGTGACCAGCTCGTCGACGAGCTGCAGCGATACATCCGCCGGAATGGGCCGCTGCCGTTGGCGGTGGCCTGATGGGCGTGACCGCCTGGGGTGGCAGCGTCACCCTCTACGTCGAAGCCGACTTCAGTCAGACGATCGCTGAGATCAGCGGTGCAACTGTGACTGGTGACTTGACGCAGTGGGGCACCGCCACCTGGGGCACCTCAAACTGGCAGCCATCGGTCACGACCGCATGGACCGATATTACCGCAGACGTGCGCAACATGTCGACCTCGGCGGCGTTCAGTCGTCAGACCAACCGATACAACACAGCTACCGCATCGGTTCTGCTCGACAATCGCAGCGGCAACTACTCACCGACCAACGCCAACGGCGACAACTACGGCAAACTCGGCATCCTGCGGCCCATGCGGATCCGAGCCCAGTACGTCGACCCCTACGGCTCGACGTTTGAGTGGTTCCTGTTCACCGGACTTGTCCAGTCATGGAACGAGGAGTTTCCGAGCTTCGGCAAGGACGCGACCGTCACCGTCGAGCTGCTCGGCAACGACTCGCAGCTCGCGAGCATCACGAACGTGGCAGGCACGCCGGTTGGCGCAGGCGAGACCGCAGGCGCACGAGTTCGGCGCATCCTCGCCGATGCCGATTGGCGCTGGCCGATCGTCACCGACGAGGGCGTCACGACCATGCAGGCGACGACACTCGAGGGCACGCCGCAGGCGCTGCTCAGCCTCACCGCCGACTCCGAAGGCGGAGCGTGGTACTGCGGTCCCGACGGTGCGCTCTACTTCGACGGGTTCCACGCCCAGCTCGAAAAGGAGGGTCGGACGATTCCGGCGCTGCATCTTTCCGATGCCCCAGCAGACTCCTCGACGTTGGTCTACGCCGACATCGCGCTCAGTTACAACGGCGATCTGGTCCGCAACTCGATCACCTATCAGAGCGTCGGCGGCGTCGCTCAGACCGTCACCGCTGCCGCCTCGCAGCAGCTCTACGGCACCCGCTCGGAGAGTCGAACCGATCTCATCACCGAGAGCGACTCCGACGTTGCCTCGATCGCCCGACGCGATCTGTCGATCCTTCAGGATCCCGAGCATCGCATCGAATCGGTGCGATTGAACCCGCTCGACGCAGACAACACCGACGGCCGACTTTGGTACGCGCTCTCAACGCAGGCGATCGCTCTGCGACTCGGAGCGCTTGTGGACTACACACCGCAGAGCCAGACCACGCTCAGCCGCTACGTGTTCATCGAAGGCATCAGCCACACCATCACTCCAGACACCTGGCAGATCGGCCTGACCTTCTCGAGCGCGACCTCATACCGGCCGCAGGCGCTGTCCCGATGGGATGCCGGCACCTGGGGCGATGTCACCTGGACGTGGTGAGCACCGCTCACCCCTGACGAAACGAGTCACTAATGGCACAGAGGCCTGATCTTCCCGTCGACGGCGCAACGATCACCAGCGCATGGGGCAGCACCGTGCGCGATCAGATCGTCACCCCATTCGCCAATGCTGGCACTCGCTCCGGCGAGATCGGTTCGGCGGTGCCCGGTCAGGTCACCACTCTCACTGCCTCCGACAACACCAACGGCCTCTATGTCTGGAACGGTCTTGGCTGGAGGGCGCCGTGGAACATGCCCTGGGGCGTCGTGTCGATCTCAGCGGTGCCAGGAAAAGCCGACTTCACCTCGACCATCGGCTACTCATCGACATTCACCTGGACCGCCGTCAACCACCGCAACTACCGGGTGACCTTGACTGGCAACATGGAGAACTCAACCGTCACCGGAGTTGACCTCTCGCTCGGCATCTACAACAACGCAGGCACGCCCGTGCTGCAGGTTCTGTACCCCAAGACGAACCGAGCAGGAATCAACGAGTCCGGCCTGGCCGGTGGGTCGCAGCTCTATCAATCGACCGCCTCTGGCACACAGACATGGAAAGTCGGCTGCATCGCATCGTCAGGGTCGACGACCTGCACCTTCACACCCTCGTCGCTGATCATTGAGGACATCGGTCCGAACGGCGCACCGGTCGCCTGATGGATCTCGACGCCATCCCGTATGCGCCGGCCCGCTACCAGTCGCCGGCCACGGGTCAGCCCCGCCTCATCGTCATTCACTCCATGGAGTGCCCGATCGAGGCCGGCAGAGCCCGCTCGGTGGCCCAGTGGTTTTCGGGGCCATCCTCCCCGCAGGCCTCTGCTCACTTCATGGTCGATCCGGCCGAGGTGTGGTGCGGTGTGCAGCCGCCCGCCGAGGCGTGGCACTGCGGTGGCGCCAACCAGTACGCCGGTGGCGCCTCGATCGGCATCGAGCAGACCGGCTATGCCGCCTATGACGCTGAATGGCTTGGCAGCTCCGAAGCCCAAGCGCAGCTCGACCGTCTTGTCGATCTCGTCGGCTCCCTGTGTGACCGGTACGGAATCTCGGAACAGTGGCTCTCCGCCGACCAGCTGCACGCTGGCGTGTCCGGCATCACCACCCACGGGTTCCTGTCCTCGATCGGGATGGGGACCGATCACACTGATCCGGGCCCGAACTGGCCCCACGAAGAGTTCATGCGCCGCCTTGTCGGCGCACCGACACCGTCAGGAGACGACGACATGAAGAACGTGTGGCTCATGCGAGCCAAGAACGACCCGGCCGTGTTCGTCGTTCAGGCGAACCTGTCGTCTCGCTGGCACCTCAAGGACGCCAAAGAGGTCGCCGCCATCCAGTACGTCCTCGGCCTCAACGGCGGCCAGATCCTGACCCCGCCGGCCGATACCAAGCCCGAGCCGTGCGGCGGCGCCCAGTGCTGGGTGACCACACCGGAGTTCCTGGGCCCGATCCCGATCGCGAAGTAGTGCGTCATGAACGTCACCGACTCCGCTGGGTGGGGAGCTGCTGAGTGGATCGCCGTGGCGACAGTGGTCTCCATGCTCGTCGGTGCGATCGTGGGTGCCATCGTGCAGCTCGCGAAGTTGCGCCGTGAGAACTCCGATCAGCACGCTGAAGGCAGAGCTCTGGTCACCGACGTGCGCGATCGGCTGCTGAATCTCCACGAAGCCGTCGACCGTGTCGACGAAAAGGTGGACGGCGTCGCCGACCGCCTCGATCGCCATGAGAACGTCCACCATCGCGGTCGCCGTCGCTGGTGACCGACCCATCGGAGGCGGAGATGACGACACCCAAGGTGCACCTGATCATCCCCGATTGTCAGGTGAAGCCCGGAGTCCCGATCGAGCACATCGGCTGGCTCGGGCAACTCATCGTCGATCTGCGCCGCACCATCACCGATGTCATCTGTCTCGGCGACTTCGCCGACATGGAGTCACTCAGCGCCTATGACCGAGGCAAGCGTCAGTTCGAGGGCCGGCGCTATGTCAACGACATCGCGTCGGCCAACGAGGCGTTCGATCTGTTGTGCCGGCCCCTCGAGCAGCACAACACCAAGATGCGGATCAATCACGACCCGCTCTACAAGCCGTCGCTGCAGCTGCTGCTCGGCAACCACGAGAACCGGATCAACCGGGCCGTCGACGACGACGCCAAGCTTGAAGGCGTCATCTCCACCGACGACCTCAACTACGCCGCCCACGGGTTCACCGTGCACGACTTCCTCGCCCCCGTCACCATCGACGGGCTGGTGTACAGCCACTACTTCTACAACCACGGCAACGGGCGCAGCCTCTCGGGCAACATCGAGAACCGCCTCAAGACCGTCGGGCACTCCTTCGTCCAGGGTCATCAGCAGGGCATCGCCTGGGGCCAACGGATGGTGCTGGGTCGCCCCCAGATGGGCTTGGTGGCCGGCAGCTTCTACCAGCACGCCGAGAGCTACCGGGGGCCGCAGGCCGACGAATGGCGCGGTGTCGTGCTGCTCCACAACGTCGCCGACGGCTTCGGGGATCTCGAGCTGGTCTCCATGGACCGCCTGTGCCGCATGTACGAGGGCGTCCCCTACGCCTCATTCACCGCTCGCCGCTTCTAGCAGGGAGAACCCATGAGCAACCCCGCCAACTACCCGCTGACTCTGCGCATCGGCGACACCGAGACCATCTCGGTCACGGTCCAGGACTCCAGCGGCACCGTCATCAACATCACCGGCCGCAGCTATGCCGCTCAGGTGCGCGCCACCGCTGACGCAGCCTCCCCACTGGCCACGTTCACCTGCTTGGTCACCAACGGCGCCGCCGGCCAGTTGGCCTGCACCCTCACCGCCACCCAGACCGCTGCACTGTCCACCGGCGTCGCGGTATGGGATCTGCAGGAGACCAACGGCGCCACCGTCACCACCCTGCTCGCCGGCCCTGTTCGCATCGATCAGGACGTGACCCGGTCGTGAGCTCGTCAGTCGTCGTCCGGCTCACCAACATCGCCCTCACCATTGAGGACAAAACCGTCACCGTGACTCAAGGCGTCCCCGAGGTCGTCGCCGTCGGCGCGTCCGGGCCGCAGGGCCCCGCTGGCACCAACGGCACCAACGGCACCAACGGCGCCCCCGGCGTCGTGGCCGCCACCACCCCGATCACCTACGACTCCGGCACGCAGACCGTCGCACTGTCCACTCCTGGCATCGACGCCGTCATCCAGCGCGAAGGCGTCGCCCCTCTGCGCCGCTGGCACCGAGACCTCGCGGCGGTGCGTTACGCCCGCAAGACCTCCGGCACCGCCACCGCAGATGTCCTGTGGGTCGGCGACTCCATCGGCGAAGGCTTCGACGCCACCAGCCCGTACAACCAACAGATGGTCAAGCGGTTCGCCACGAACCTCGCACAGCTCGCGAACGCCAATGGCCGGATCGGCCAGTACATCCCGGCCTATGCCGGCACGTACCGCTCGCCGCGCTGGAGCCCATCGAATGGCGCCACCACCCGCTTCGCTCGAGGCCTCGGCCTGCGAGCCATCGTCATCAACAGCGGTGGCACCGCCAGCGTGTCGTTCACCGGCACCAGCGCCGAGGTCGTCTACCGGATGCGTCGACCTGCCACAGGATCGGGGTCGATCGCCATCAACGTGACCGACACCAACGGTTCCTCGGTCGCCAGCCTCGGTGTCACCTCCACCTATGAC